AATCTTATTAATTATATCTTCTGCTTTACAATACTGACCACAAGTTCTACCTTGTGTTTGTTGTGATTTATCAACACCCTCACTTAGTGGATGCATGAAAGCACCATGTGTAGATGGATTTGATACGAAATCAAATGCAATAAGTTCAAAGTCATCTCCTACTTTCATTACTTGTCCATCTGCTTCTTGAACTTGTTCTACTGAACCCATTCCACGAGAACTGATACCTAACTTGATACCATTCTTGAATAATTCTCTTAAAATATTACCACTTGGTGTGGTTAGGATTTCTACTGTCCCTAATAAACTATCTCCCTCAAAATGCATTTCAGTTACATTGTGTGATACATTTTGTAGATTAACAACTGAACTATCTGGATGGTCTAATTCACCCAACGCTCTACTTTGTTTAATAAAGTTTTGAGAATAGTTTTTTGCCTCTCTTGTTAGAATTTCTTTTGGATACACTCTACCATTTTGATTCTTAGCATCTGCTCTTTGTAATACACCTTTAACAATTAACTTACCATTGTTTTCTTTCATGGATTCGTTAATTTGTTGTGGTGTTACTTCAAATGGTATGTAATCTACTATTAGGTTTTTCATCTTATTTCATCCTCTTAATCATTTGAACTGAATCTTTCATAAAGCCAGTTACACCATTTTTATAATTCTTTTTGATTTCTTTTGCCAACTTTTGGTTTTCTGGTCTTGGGTCTCTTAAGAATGCTTGTTCTAATTCAAACATTGCTTTTCTCAAACTTGCTTCATGTTTAGCAATCTTAGATAATGCTCTTCTTGCGAACCTTACATCATCTGGTCCCTCTTGTACCTCACCAGTAAATTGTCTTTTATAGAAATCTGCATCTGATTTAGATTGCTTCTTAGGTTCAGATTTCTTTTTACCCTTGAACTTATCTTTAATTTTTTGTATAATACTTTTTGCTTTTTTCTTAGCAGGTTCAGCAATTGCGGAATCTTTTGATTTTACTGCAGTAGAAAGTTTTATCTTATTTTTAGTTTTTGGATTAGTAACAGATTGTTGTTGCATTGCTGCAGTTACTGCTGCTGCAACGACTGGGTTCTCCATCAATGTACCCTCTCTTTGGAAGTTCATTTTCTTTTTCTTTGCATCTTTCTCTGCTGCTGCTAATCTTGCGTTTGCATCATCTGCTGCTGATGACATTTTCTTATCTACTTTTTTATCAACAGATGGTTTCTTAGCACTTGGTTCTTTCATTTTTTTACCATCAATCTCAATCTCTGTACCTGGTTTGATGATATGGTCTTTTTTATACTTATCGTATTGTGCTTTTGAACCAAACTTTAATTCTTTTAATTTTTGTTCTTTATGCCATTTCATGGTATCTTCAAGAGTAGGTAATGGTTCACCAAATTTTCTGTTTAATACATCGATTGATTCTTTTAAATATTTATCGTTCATTGTAATTTCCCTACTTTGTTTGCTAATTTAACTAACCTTTCTGATATTTGATTTAATGCTTTATGTGTGGTTTTCCAATAAGAACTTGAATCCACATTCAACTCATTCTTTAATCTTACATTGAAATCTATTTGTTTGGATAATGAGTTCAATGCGTTTTTAACTTCTCTCATTGAACGACCAATCTTTTGTTTTGGTGTTAGAGTTTCATCGTTTCTCCATTGATGATAACGACCCTCATTTACACCCTCTTTCTTTTTCTTTTTACCTTTTTCTTCATAACCACTTGCGAATGCAGCTCTTCTCTGTGCATCACTTTTAAATCCCTCAATCTTTTTATCGATTTGTTTACCAAGTGATGGTTGAACTCTTTGTACATCTTTTACTGCTTTCAACCCACCTTTAAGTATTCTTGCGATTCTTGCTTTGGCTTGTGATTTAGATGATGCGTTAACGATAGTTTGTATTACATCACCATCACCTTTATCGATTTTAACTGCGAACATTACTTCATTAACTTGTTCTTTTACTTTTTTGTATCCACCTACTTCACCATCTTTTGGATGTGCTTTTGAACCAGAAGAAAATGCTTTAGGTGTATCATAGTATATGCCAGTTCCTTGAGAACCACCTGCAGTTACAGTCGTAGATACTTCCTCTATTTCTTTACGAATTAGGTGTCTGAGTATCTCTTTGAATCGTTTTTTACTTATCTTGGTGGACATTATCTAACTCCTTGATTAATTCATAGTATCTCATCAAAGCCACAACATGGGAATCTTTTACTAACTTACCACCAACTGATTCATCAGTATGTTTGATTGCCTCAGAAAGTTTTATTTTAGTAATTTTATCATCTATTTGTTTTAGATGAGATTTTAGTATAGATTTTACTTTTGTAACTTCAGAATCTATGAATTCTCTCAAAGAATTAGTGTTTGATAAGTTATTGATGTATTCTCTCAATAGATTTTTTTGAGATTCATTTAGATTGCTGTATTTTTTGTTGAATTTATCGACTAATAACTGATAAGTTAATAATCTTACATCCGTATCTTGAGTTTGGTACGACTCTAACACTTTATTAGAAGATTTATTTGATTTGATGTCTGATTGTGTGATTGTTTCTAATATAGTGATTTTTGAATCTGTTTCTTCTACAGAATCTACTACTTCCTTAACAGATTCATTTTCGAATAAAGTATAAACTGATGCTAATACTTTATAATTTGAAATTCGTGAATTAAAAAACGCATTTACACCATAGTTTTCTTTGATTTGTTTTATCAAATTGTATTTTTCATTTTTTAATCTACGATTTGATAATTTTCTACGATTTTTAATTACAGCTTCGATTAATATCTCGGCTTGGTTTAAATTTTTGTACTTTTTCTCGATTAAAATCTTGTAAAGTTCGTTTTCTTTACCTAATTGAGTTTTCTCATTAAAGAATTCTTTAATGATTTTGATAGCTGGTGAATCTTTTTTATCATTCATCACATCGACTGCTATCTGTCTGGTAAGTAACTCGAAGAGTATACCAGTATTTTTTATTTTATTATGCTTCTTTTGGGTTGACATCAAACACTCCAATATTTTTAATTATTCGTACCATATATAAATATAAAACTTTCAAGAAATCGTTATTTATCTTCCTTAAAATCTTCATATTCCTTATTTAATTCTTCACTATCCATAGTTTCTTTCAAAACTTCTCTAGCCTGTTTACCAAATGACTTTTTCAAACCATCATAATGAGCTAAAGCCATAGGAATCTTTGGTCTTCCAAGTGGGTCTCTATCTCTAGCACTACCATCTTTACCATATTTCGATACCTCTTTTGGTCTTCCTGCTCCATCAAAACCACCCTCAGGTGCACCACCCTCATCTTTAAATACTGAGCCAGATTTTGATTCTTGGTCAAATCCACCAGATTGCATATCACTTGGTGTTCCAACTGATTCACCTGTATCTGCTGGGTCATTACCCTCCATCTTAATCTGTTCGAATCTAAACGCTGTTTTTTGGTCGTGTACTAACTCTTTATCCATTGTTTTGATTTGGTCATCAGAGAAATTGAATATGTTTTTATAAATCCATTCTGTACTCATCATTTGATTATCTTTCATATCACGAGCAAGATTTATTTTATTACTCCATAGTTCAATCTTCTCTTGTTCATATATTGTAGATGGACTTGTTAGATTTAATTCAAAATTCACTAACTCTGCATCTGTATATCCTTGTGAATATAAATGTACAACTGCAACCTTAGTTAACTCACTTACAAGAATTCTTTGAACTCTCTCAATAGTACGAGCAAATCTAACATCTTCAGCTGCCAATGTTGCCTTTGAACCTAATCCCTCTTCATATCCTAAGAATGCTTTCGGTACATGAAGTGCCGCTAATAAACGATTCTTTAGATACTCAATATCCTCTGTAGTTTCATAAGTCATTCCAGGTAGGGATTCGATATTTGTTCCACTATCTCCACCTCGAACTGGCATAAAGAAATCTTCTGTAAGATTCTGTATGTTAAACTTCAAGTTATAATCACCAGTCGCATCATCAATAAATGGTGTTTTCTTCATCTTGTTGATGATTCTTTGCATATAATTATCAACTTCATTTGGTGGTATGTTTCCAATATCCACTTTGAAGATTCTCTTTTCTGGTGCTCTCATGATTCTATGTATCAACATAGCATCTTCCATAAGAGTTAATTGTTTCCAAACCTTTCTACCACTTTCTAAAATAGATTTACCATAAGGTAAAAGATTACTATCACTTGCCAATCTGAAGTGAGCAATTTGGAAGTTCTCAAATTCTATTTTAGTACTCTGAGTAGGTCTTGCAAAATAAGGATGTGCAGTTTCTGTTGATTCTAAATAAAATTTTACATAATATGGATTTTCAGGGTCTTCTCCCTCTGAACGAACTAATTCGTAAGGTGATAATGGAAC